CTTGGCGCGGGCCTGGGCAACCTGCTTAGGACCAAGGGCGGTCATGCCGCTGGTGTCAAACCGCAGGGCAGCAAAAGCAGGCGAGTCAGAACCGGTCAGAGCACCGAATACACCTTCAAGGGTCTTAAAAAGATCCTTTTGTTGTTGGTTAGCGATGTACTCGCCGACCTTTTGACCAATAGCGGCCATAGGGTCAGAGCCAGCGGCCAAAGCCGCTAGGTCGCGTGCTTCCCAAGCGCGTCCACGGTGCAGGATTACACCGATTTGCTTGTCAGCAGTGATTTTGCCAGGTGTGAGGCTGGTTGAGTCGGTAAGGACTTCAGCGTCACCAGTTAGGTTTGCTTTCCAGAAAGGAATGTTGATTAGGTCACCACCCTCTGAACCATTCAACTCCGCCATGGGTTGAGCAACACCACTTTGCAGAAACTGGTTCCGCACGGTGGTTTGTTCAATTACATACGGGGTAAAAATCTGAGGGATGATGACATCGGAGCGAAGAGTCGCCACGGTGTGTCTCCAAAGTAAAAGTGTTTACAGATAGCAGCAGGCGCAACCCGCCTACCGGCGCGGCCGGATGCAATCATGCTAGCGCCTTTAGTTGGTCATACAAGTCACGGTTTGTTTTATACAGCCGTGATTGCTCGGTCAGGTTGAATGATTCACGCGCAAATGGGTTTACGGTGCCTGAAGGTATCTCGCCCGCATTACGACCTGATGGTGCGCCAGATCCTTGGGGTTTAGGTGCTTTTTGCATCCATGCTGGCAAGGTCTTGGCCCATTCAGCAACCGGTGTGCGCTGGTAACCATTGACCACCACTACGGTGCCATCGGCCTCACGCTCAATCTGGTCAGGTGACAACTTGGATTTAAGCACTAGGTCTGGGTCGTGCACAATCTCAGCCAATGCCGTGACAGCAGGACTTATCAGCTCCAGTTCTTTGACTCGGGTTTCAAGTTCATTAATGCGCTGGTCCTTTTGCGTCGTCGCCTCACGGTATTGCTGCTCCAGAGCCTGCCGGGCTTCGGTGTAGTTGCCCTGCTGCTCCAGTTGGGATTGCTCGGCCTTGCGCTTAAATTCAAGCAATTCATCAACGTTCACCCCATCTGGCAGTTGCGGTGCTTTTTTGGCCGCCCGCAATTCGGCAATCAACTCTTGATTCTTGCGCTCTAGTGCTTCGACACTGCGTTGCAGTTGCTCAGTCACCGCATTTTCTTCAGACATGAATTAGCCGCAGGCTAAAGTACGCTTTTATCTTATCGCTTCTTTTTAGATTTACCCGCTTCGCTAAGTGCAATTGCGATTGATTGCTTGCGACTTTTAACCTTTAAACCTTTGCCGGGGCCTGGTTTGCCAGTATTTAACGTGCCGCGCTTGTATTCGCCCATGACCCTGGCGACTTTATCCTTAGGCTTTGCCATAGCGGCTGCGCAACTGGTCTAAGGTTAGCTCTGACCCATCATCACGAACTAACTTTGCAATGGCATCACGAGCACCATGCTGATCTGCAAGCTTGTTAAAGTAATCAGCTTTTGCTTCACCTAGCACTTCATCCTGTACGGCACGCGGCTGGCCTTGCAGCCACTGCCCGTAACTGGTGTTTGCAGGTACTGGCCCATCCATGCTGGCGCGTTGACCCTTGGTGACTGATGGCGGCGCATCAAAACCTAACTCCTCATAATTTATTACCGGCACTGTCGTTGAACGACAGTTGAAATGTTGTGGTGGTTTAGGACCTTTGCCGTATTCAAACTCACGGCCATCAAGCGCCCGGCATATAGCACTTGTGCGAGTGTCAAGCGTTGAAACGTAGCGATACTTTTTGGTAATATCTTGATTAGCTTCATATACCTGCTGGCTTGCTGTATTTGCTACTTGGTTAATACTGGTGCGCACCAGTGAAATCACCTGATGGTTAGCGGCCTTGGTAACTTCACCACCGGCTAAGGCAATTTGCCTAACGCTGCCTGCCTGGCCAAATTCAAGCCTGCCGACCAAGCGCTTTGCTAAGTCTTGTGTGGTTTCACCTGTCAACAGGCCATTGCGTACAATTTGGCCAAACCGTTCAGCTTGTGATTCAGCAATACCACGAAAAGCTTTTTGTACTACTTCACCGTTTGGCAATGTGATCGTAGTACCCTGCGCTGCAGTCAAGCTATAGGTTTGCGGTGAACCGTATGCTGCTTTAAATAAGTCATCGCTTAGCGTTACAACATTTATCTGAGTTGGATCCGTTGTAACAACAGATTGCGCAAACTGCGGACTGATTTCTACTGTATTAACCGCGTCGCGGGCGCCAGCAGGTAACACCTTGCGCAATTGCTCAGTGACAAATTCCGACTGCAATTCAGCTAAACCTTGTAGTTCGCTTGCGGTAACTAGCGTGCTATCCCCAGCCCATGTGGCTAATGAGTCCTTAAGCTGAGCTAATATAGCCCGCAACCGTGCTGCTTTAATAGATGCGGTTAAGTCGTTTATGGTACGTAACTGGTTAACGCTATCAACAATAATATCGTTGTAAGCACTAATAATACTCTTAGCAACGCTGTTGCTGTAACGGTTTAGGTCAATAGCATTACGGTATAGCGCTGATGGTGTTGTCATAGGCCAGCATTTGCTGTGGCGTCAATCTCCTGCTGAACGTCAAAATCATCGCCTAGCACTTCGCCGTCAGCCAGTTGCTGCAGTAATGTTTCTTGTGTGATGGTGCCTGCTGTATAAAGCTGTAGCAAACTGCTTACATCTGCAGGGTCAAGCCTTGCACCTAAGAAGTCTCGATTTATTAGGCAACTACCAGCCTGCGGTGTGTTGAGGTATTGAGCATGAAACTGTAGGCAGTTGTCGATCATATCTTGCATGTTTTGCGCAATCACCATCATGGTGCTGTCGCCTTGGCTGCGGTCGATGGTTTTAGCTGCAGCGGTTTCCGCTGCTAGCTTCTGACCTAGCACCGCCGATAGGCCAAGCTCATTGATTTGAGATGCAATCTGCTCCAGCCTGCGGAATTGAAAATCAAAGCTGCGGCCTGCTGGCTCGATGTATTCGGCGCGGCCTTCGGCTGGAAATGCTATTGCTTCACCTGGCCCTGCTGATACTTCTTCCGCTGCTGACGGGAAGCCATAAAAGGCCAGCATTGGCACTGCTGAAATATGGAGTTGGTTGTCTAGATCTGATTGTACCTGATAGGTCTTTAAATTCAACTCTGCAATATCTTCAAGCGGTGGCCTTGATTCCATAAAGCCAACGCGGTTAGCATATGCAATGCTAAACGGAATCTTGTCTAGGCTTGTGTTGCCCTGATCGACAAGTTTCCAACTGCTCTTCTCATCACGTTGGTGAAGCTCATATGCACCAGGTGTAAGCACCCGCACCTGTTCAATTGTCTTCTCACCATATAAACCATCAGGTACGACAATTGTTTCTTGCAATCGCAATTGGACTAAATCATTGCCTTCAGAGCGCCAGCCCAAAATATCGCGTGGCGTGTATGTAACCCAATATGGCCGGCCAGTATCTTTTGGCGCATCAACCAAGACGCCAATATGACCATAACGCACCATTTTACGGGTGGTTTCATATGTCCAAACGTTTAGGTCATTTCCTTGTAAATCTACGTCGAATAGTTGTTCTTGAATTACGTCTTGCACATCATTCAACCGTACCGGTTTGCGCGTTAACATCCCAGCTAGCATCCGCTCTAGCCGTTGATAGTACGGCGGCACCACACTACGCGCTAGGCGGTTGTCGTAGGATTCATCTTGCTCACGTGGCTCCTGCGGTAAATAGCGGCGGTGCTTGCGCCGCATCCCGTAGGTACCCTGCATCAAGTCCTCGATCAAGACCCAATGCGCCTGCTGCGCATACCATGCGCCGTTTGGGTCATTAACAGCAGCAACGCGCCTGCTAGCCGCTTGGAAATCATACGCAGACGGCAGGCTATACATGCGACCGGCCTATTTGCTTATAGTTTAGCCTTAGTAAGCGTCCTTACCCCACCATCAGCGTTAATGGCAATTACATGATGGATATGTGGCTCATTGCCTTTAGGCTTTAGCAAACGGCCTACAGCAGTGATTTTAGGCTTCTGCATCGGTTTCCTCCTCTTCGTCTTCATCATCAGCCAGCAGATCAAAGGCCAAGCGCTGCTTGACCAACTCAAGCGCACCGATCACCTCAATGGCGGTGACATCTTCAAGGCTGTCAACCAGATTATCCAACTGAAGCAGAAAGTCTTCCACGGGTTTAGAT